GCCGGTGGCCACAGGGGTCTGGCTATTGGAGACCGAGGCGAAGCGCATTTGTTTAAAGACCAGAAGAAAATCGGTTATCAGCCTGGTATCCGGGCCCTGAACAGGCTTTAGGGTCCTGAGGGCCATGTTCTGGAAGATTGCCCAGGGCGTCTGGATCGTGAACAGGGTCCTGCTCTGCCTGTAGCTATAAAAAGTCTGAAACGCCAGCTGCTGCTTGGTCTGGTCCGGGCCTCCTGCCTGTAGGCCGTTCGAGCCGATGGTCCCCTCTCCGGTTCCTGTTGCGATCGAGCTCCAGCTGCTGGTCTGGCTGTTTGTCAGGTCCTGGGCCAGCTGATAGGCCTCCGAGGCCTGGGCTACTGCCTGCCTGGCTCCGACCGTCAGCTGGGGGGAAAAGCTCTGGATCAGGGGAAGGCTGGCCAGGTTCTGGATGATGTTCAATGCAGATACTGGGATCAAGGAACTCAGTTCTCCGATGAACCCGTGGACCGTCACCAGCACTGGGGGAAGGGCTATCTGATCCTGGAGAGAGGTATTGTCCTCGGCAAAGTGGTCGGTGATGTCGCTCTCTGCCTCTATCGAGTTCTCGCCCTCGTAGTCGAAAACGAAGATCGGAGGGTTTGAGGTAGCTCCAGGGATCACCGGGGTATAGCCCAGGGTGGACTGGGGGCTGACCAGGGCTATGGCCGACTGCAGGCTGGTGATCGCGGAGACCGCGACGGATGGAATTGAGCTCATTAGTTCCCTGCCGTTCCAGCCTGCAGCTGCCTGAAAGCCTGTTCCACTCCACGCTTAGCGCTGTCCCCCGCCTTCTGAGGATCCACCTTGTCGTGGAAATGCTGGGTAAGGTTGACGCTGGGAACTCCATTTTTGTTCCCCTCATTGCTCGGAGGGAAATAAAGATTATAAAGACCCTTCACCAGATCCGCAGGGCTCTGATAGCTGGCGCCTCCCTGGCCCGGGAGAGGTGTTCCGGATCCCGAGACGGTGTTAATGATGTCCGCGATCCCTGTGCTCGATAGATCCAGGCCCTTAAAGACCTTGAGCTTCTCGGCCAGCTTGGTCAGGGCATTAACTAGGTTCAAGATCGAATCCGTTATCATTCCGATGTCTTTAACTATGCCTCCTCCGTGAATGGCGTTGAACTTACCGAAGGCCATCTCGATCTTGGTTCCAAGATTACCCCAGGCGGCCGCATTTTTTTGGAGAGCGTTGGTCTCTCTGTCGGTGTAGATCTGAGCCCTGGCCATGACATCCGGCCGGAAAGCATTTTGAACCATGCCGGAGATCATCGTATCGCTGAGCCCGAAGCCCTTGAGGATCTCATTTCGGATGGCGGGGGCCACGTTGGACCTGGCGAACTTCTGGAGCATCTGGAACAGCTGGGCCGGATCCTTCATGGCTCCCCAGAATTGTTCGTTCGTGAGCCCCACAGTGGGGGCTATCAGGCCGATGCCCTTGGGAACGCCCTGGCCCATCAGGGCCTTGGCGACGACCGATTGAAGGTTCTGGAACGTCGATTGAACGTCCTCATTGGTGCCGCCGATCTGCCTCATGGCATACTGATATTTTTGGAGTTCTTGAGTGGAAAGCCCAGTCAGATTCCGGAAGTTGGCCAGCGCCGTTCCCGTCCGGTTAGAGGCCGAGAACATCTGTTCGAGGCCGTAAAAGACCCCGACGATTGCGGCCTTAGCCTCCAAGGTCATTCCCTGGAGCTTGCCCATCTCGCTGGTCACTGAGTCAACGGCCTGAACGCTCTTTTCAGCGCCCTCGACCCCCAGCTCGGCAAAGAACTCGGCTATCTTCATGCCCATCGGTTAGACCTCCGAGTTCAATTTTATGTAGGTCTGGATGTATTGGTCTAGGAACTTATCAAAGGCCAGAGCCTGGAGAACAGA